TGTTGATTTAACAGTGCATACTAAAGCTCCAGAAAAATGGTTACTTATTGATTTAGAAACTGGACAAGAATACATAGGAAGCAGAGAGCCAAATAAATATGGCAAATGGATGAGATTAAAAGACAAATAGCTATTGACTTTCTTATCAAAAAATAATATACTGTATTAAACCAATGCCCCATAGCTCAGCTGGTAGAGCGCCAAACTGTTAATTTGGATGTCCCTGGATCGAGACCAGGTGGGGCAGCTGAAAGATACTCTAGCATCACTCAACGATATTCCACTGAGTATCTTTCTTTGCTTCTATAGCTCAGTTGGTAGAGCAGCAGACTTTTAATCTGCGGGTCGATGGTTCGAGACCATCTGGAGGCACGGGTATAGCCCACTTATATATAAGGAGAAACATGAAAACAGTAGGAGATAAGTTAGGAAACTTTGCTGTTACTGGCGTAAAGCCAGGAGCGCTTAGCTATGAAGATAGTTCTTTTGAGGTTTTAAACCAAGATTCTTTCCCTGGCAAGTGGAAGATTATTGCTTTTTATCCAAAGGACTTTACATTCGTATGCCCAACAGAAATTGTTGCATATGATAAGTTAGTAAATGATTTTAATGATAGAGATGCAGTTCTTATGACTGGCTCTGTAGATAATGAATTCTGTAAGATTGCATGGCGCAATGCACATGAAGACCTGAAGAAAACGAACTCATGGTCATTTGCAGACACTGGACACCAACTTGCAAACGACCTTGGGGTACACCATCCATCTGGAGTTACATACCGTGCTACATTTATTATCGACCCAGATAATATTATTCAGCATGTAACTGTTAACAACCTAGATGTGGGACGCAATCCAGATGAAACTCTTCGTGTGTTAGATGCGCTTCAGACAGGTGAGCTATGTGCATGCAATAGATCATTGGGTGGAGAGACTCTGTAATGTCTTGGGTTGAGCAACTTAAAGAAAACCTTCCAGAGTATGCAAAAGATATTAAGTTAAACTTAGACGCAGTTATAAATAGGTCTACTGTTGATCCAGAGCATGCCACCTACCTTGCACTTGCAGCAGCATTTGCAACTGGCAACGGAAAGCTTGTTGCTTTTATTACAGCAAGTGCCACAGATGAAGTAGAAAGAAATGCTGCACTTACTGCTGGTGCTATTATGGCACAAAACAACGTATGGTATCCATATTTAGAAATGGCAGACGATTCAAATCTAAAGGGATTGCCAGCACAATTAAGAATGAATGCAATTGCCTCTCACGGCGGGACAACAAAGTGTAAGTTTGAAGCATACTCTTTGGCATCATCTATTATTGGTAAATGCCATTTCTGCGTTAAGGCACATTATGAAACATTGAAGGAAGAAGGCTATTCAGTAGAACAGTTGCGTGATATCGGAAGAATTGCAGCAACAGTAAACGCTTTAGCAAAGATACTTTCAGCTTAATATACGTCCTAGGCATGACTTAAAACTGCCTATTTATTGACACCAGCTATTAGAAATGAGATAATTAGTTAATGATAAAAAGACCTGCGTGGATATTTGATGTAGATGGAACACTTGTTGATGTTGATCCAATACTTCATCACATATTAAATCAAGATAGGTCGAGTGAATCATTTAAAAAAAATTTTGATGAGTTCCATAAAGCCTCTCTTACATGTGATGCACATAAAGAGGTTGTAGATATGGTTTGGGAAGTTTGTAATGATTTAGATATTATTATAGTGACTGCTAGAAAAGAAAAGTATAGGGGCTTAACAGCTAGGTGGCTCAAGAATAATGATGTGCCACACGATGCATTATTTATGAGGCAGGATGAAGACTATAGAGAAGACTACGAAGTTAAAAAAGACATCCTTGAGCATATAAATGTGTATTGGGATATAAAGCATGCCGTAGATGATAATCCAGATATAATTAGATTGTGGGAAGAAAATGGTATTCCTACAACCAAAATAGGAACTTGGGATGGTGTCAAAAGATGATAGTTGATCGCTCTGATAGAATTTTAGTTTGGGATAATATTGCAGATGATTTGCCTGCATTAAAAAAAGATATTTTGCATGAGTATGATATAAGAAAAGACTCTTTAATAGAGCACCACACAGGATATAGAATGGTAATGGACAAGACTATGCCATCTAACAATAAGCTTGATGAGTATTTTGATCCATGCCTTAAAGAATATATTAAGGAATATGGTCTAGATAAAAATGAAAAGTATTCTTTTTCAGATTGGATTTTAATTGGTTGGACTGTTCCAGACAGAGGAATGCCATTACATAATGATCATATAGCCGATGTATCTTTAACTGGGCAAGAGCACACACAGCCGTTTCTAACAGCTATCTTTTATCTATCTCATGAGTGTGAGGGTGGGAATCTAGAATTCCCAGACTCTAATTTTCTTTTAAAGCCAAACAATGGCACACTAATTTTATTCCCCTCAGAATCTAATCATGAAGTGCTTAACTATATTAGCGGGGAAAGAATAGTTATTCAAAAATTTGTTTTTAGAGAAGGAAGCGATAATAAATGATAATTGGACTTTCTGGTTATGCTAGGTCTGGTAAAGATACGGCAGCAGATCATTTAGTAGCTAAGTACGGATTTACTAGATACTCTTTTGCTGCTCCTATGAAAGAGGCTATGTACAGGCTAAATCCTATTGTGGCATCAGATGCCATAGGAAACTTTAGATACAAGGACTTGGTAGACGTATACGGTCTAGATAAAGCCAAGGACTCACACCCAGAAATACGTAGGCTGTTGCAAGTTTTTGGAACAGAAGTTGGAAGAGATATGTTTGGCCAAAACTTTTGGGTGGACCTTGCCTTAAATAATGCTAAAGAAAATTTAGTTGTAATAAGCGATGTTAGATTTAAGAATGAAGCTGATGGTATAAAGGCTGCAGGAGGACAAGTTTGGAGAATAAACAGGCTAGGCATTGGTCCAGTTACAGATCATGCATCAGAAATAGATTTAGATGACTACGAATTTGATCACATTGTTAGTAACGACCTTAGCGTAAACCATTTGAATAATGTAATTGATGTGCTGCTAGAAGGTATAAATGTTTAGCGCTTTATTATGTAAAATTGTTGGGCACAAGCTTGAAAAAGCTGGAGCATGTCCATTTACTGGTAAGTCTTATAACTATTGCCGTATATGCAAAAAGATGATTGAGGTAAATGCTAAATCTGATATAATATAACTATGAACACTAATATACCTCCATGCTTTTATTGTCCTCAAGACAGCAAGTATACAGAGCCAGAACCTAAAACAGGGCAGGTAATTGATGTCTGTGATAAGCATTTCCATTTAAAGTACATGGGATAATGGCTTATAGTAGGTTTTTTGACAGCGACATATACATCTATTCGCATGTTGATGGGTATGTATATTGTGCAGCCTGCCTATTGTCTGAAGATTCTGAGATCATAAAAGATGATGAACACCTTTTTATACACATAGAAGATCACTTAAAAGCTGGACACGATATTCCAGATATGCTTTATTATGAGATTATAATGGATTCAGGTAGGTACACCCTTGACAAACACCGTTCAAAATAGTATTATTAATACATAAAGCGATTCTGCTTTTACTTGAAAGGATTAACATGTCAGCATTTGATTATAGCTTTACGGATAATAATGGCAATGAAGTAGATTTAGCACAGTTTAAGGGCAAGCTTTTGCTTCTTGTCAATGTTGCTAGCCGATGCGGTATGACACCACAGTATGAAGGGCTACAGGCATTACATCGAAAGTATGCAGATAAAGGGTTAGTTGTAATTGGATTCCCATGTAATCAGTTTGAGCAACAAGAGCCAGGCTCAGATGAAGAAATTAAAGAATTCTGTAGCAAAACTTATGGCGTAGACTTCTTGATGTCTACAAAGATTGATGTGAACGGACCAGACGCACACCCACTATTTAAGTATCTTGTATCGCAAGCAGATTTTGATGAAGTTCCTTGGAACTTTACCAAGTTTCTTATCGATGATCAGTTTAGATCAATGGGTCCAGGAACTACACCAGAACAAATTGATGGGTTCATTCAGGATATCTTAAAGTAATGAATTGGCTTCAGGCCTCAATTATATTTGGACCAATAGCTGTTTTATTAGTAGCGTTTTGGAAAGATATAAAGTGAAAGAACCTAAAATAATGAAGATGGATTGGCGGCCATTAGGTTACTGGCCTGTATACACAGATGGTAAACTTACATGGGAAAAGGATTCTGATGAAGAGTGAAAAGACTTTAGGAGAACAGATCCTTAAGCTTTATGAAGAAGGCAAATCATACTCTGAAATTGTAGATGAACTAGGTTGCTCTAAGTCTACTGTATCCTATCATTGTGGCAAGGGACAGAAAGAAAAAACTAAGAATAGGCAAAAGCAATCTAGACACCGTAATATTGCGTTTATTCGTGAGCATAAACAGGGTAAGCGTTGTGCAGACTGTAAAGAAGATTATCCCTATTGGATGTTAGAGTTTGATCATTTGCCTGAGCACGAAAAGCTTTTTACAATTGGTGGCAGAAGAGCCAGGGACTTTACCATACAACAGCTTATTGAAGAAATAGCTAAATGTGATATAGTATGCTCTAATTGCCATAAAAATCGTACATACTGGCGACAAAATAAAAATGGAGAATACGCTGATACGGAGGACTACTACGGTGACTAAAGAAGAGCTTGAAGCACTAACTAAATCAATTGTAGATAAAGCCAAGGCGGAAGTCAAAGACAGGTATGGCAACAAAAAAAGGCACAGACAATGACACAATACAGAATCAATATTCACAACTCCCGTAATTATAGTGGTTATTTTTGGGCTGTAGAAAATTATTGTCAACCTAATAAAAAGAAAGAAGGCTACTGGTCAAGCGTTGATGGGGGGTATGCATTTACTTATTGGGGTGCAAAACTAGCAGCTAAGAGAGCAGCAAGGGAATACCTATCCTTTCAACCATTTGAGAAGATTGAGGATTTATAATGACATACGATGAACTGTTGATTGAAATAAATAGAAGGCTAAATGTTGCACTTTACAATGGTGATCCTCAAATAGCTCACGCCCTTCGTGCAGTAGTTGATTACATTAAGCCCAATGATTGGGATTTTACTGATGAAAGATATAATAAGTTAGAGATATTTAAGATTATTGAGAGAGAGCTAAAATGATTGATTGGCTAGTTAATCGTATATTTAGGTGGGATCCACTGAGGAATGCTATTTTTGATGAAGTTAGACTTTATCAATCTGTAAGTAGATCAATGTGGGAATATGAAAAAGAAGGCCCAACTAATCTAACATGGTCTGAAGGAGATAGATGGTATGGGTGGACAT